GTTCCAATTCCTCTAGCTCCCCCTATGCCCCCTACCTCTCCTTCAGACAACTGGGAAGCAACTGAACGTAAATTCCCGCCTAACTTCCTTTCATTTCTTTCACCAAACTTCTGAAAAATACCTTTTCCCAATCCAAAAATATCTGAACCTGCTCCCCCAACCATTTTTGCTAATGGTGTAAAAGGCCCAAACCCTGCAGTAGCTACACCTCCGAATACCTCCCCAGCTAACCCAGAAGTTTTAGGCATTGTTCTCTTAAGAAAAGGGAGAACTCCTTCTCTCCCCTTTTTTGCCTCCCTACGTGCACCACTCCTTACAATTTTTCCTGTTATATTTAAATCTTCAGGACGTATACCTGTAGAACTTTCTATAGTAGAAAGCTTGCCCTTTAGTGCTTTTACTTCCCCAGATTTTTGAACAAGAATATCTCTTCTCTCATTTAACATTCCCACATGTTGTACAATAATATCTACTTCCTTTTTATTTATTGCCCCAGATTCTATCATAGAATCTATAAGATTTACTACTCTATTGGTCAAAGATAAAGACTCTTTTGCAACATTTTTAAACTCCCCACGCTCATACAATTTGTTTAAACTTCCAAAAAAGCCCTTATAATCTCTTTCTAGCTTTCTTTTTAAAGCACGAAAAGTTTTCATGTCATAAACATCAGCACCAAAAACATTATTTAAAAAATATTGTCGATGTTTCTTTCCAAAGACATCCTTTTCATATTTCCAACTGCGTTTAGGGTACATTAGTTACTCTTTCTCTTTTTCTAATTTTCTTTGTTCAAACAATCTATCAGAATGCCAAGCAAGCATTTTAACATCCATATCTCTTTGATCCTTCACACTAAGATTCAAATAGTACAATAAATTAAACTCCCTCTCCAGTAGAGATTGCAAACTGGGAGACATCCGGAAAAAAGAATTCAAGGTGAAAGGGTATATCTACTTCATCCTCCTCCCCACATCTCTCCTTAGGACATGTAAATTTTGTTTTCATAACTGGACCATGAAAATAAGTATCCTGAAAAGATATAATTGTCATTAAATCCTTAGCATCCATATTTCTCAATTTTTCAACTGTTGCAATTATATCCATATCAGTTACAATTGTTCTTGCATATCGATAAAGAATAGCATCATCAGGATGTTTCCGTGTAAATCTTTCTGTCTCTATCTCATCTCCCACAGTAAGAAGTCTAAGATTCACTTTTTCTTTTGAGACAGGAAGTGTAATTGGACAAGGCTGTTTAAAATCCTCTGGAAGTTCTATATTTTCAAGATTTGCCAAATCAACATCAATTGTAATATTTGCAAGACAATTGGAACAAATAGTTTCGATTTTCATTGTTCTACTGTAAGAATTGACATACTCCCAAAGGATTAAATACATCCTATCTCCTAATGTTAACTGGGAAGGATCTACTCCTTTTATTACAGACTTGAGAACTTCAAAATAATTACGTTCAAGATTAAGAGGATTTATTTGTGATAAATAAATCTGGTCACCCCCTTGATAGGATCTAGCTGTAATATTAGTTGGGGACACAGGATTTCCAGATTTATCCTTATATGTTAAACAACGTGATGATAAAGTAATAGGTAGAAAATCACTCATTTTTCTTCTCCAATAAATTTATTAAAATTACAAAAGTATTTCACTAACAAGTCCAATCATTCCTTTTATGACCCGCCAACAATACTCCCTATGGCATTTGTTATTCCAGCTCTTATGTCACCAATTAAACTGGAAGGTTCAACAGAATCTATACTCAAAATAATCTCCGCTATCATAACTCCTTCCTCAGTAAAAGAAGGATGAACCTTAGGGTGACTTTTAGGAAAACATCCCTTCAATTCAAATCTAACACTTTCTATCTTTGTCTGGTCATAAAACATAACAAAAATACTTTTCTTATAATTGGATTTAGGATAATAGTATCCATCCTTATCTATCACCCTCTCATACCAGGCATAAAAGAAATCCATAACTGAATTGTCCACAGGGACAAGAAATTGTAAAGTTACAGATTCTATACTTTGCATCCCGGCATAAAATCTTTCAAAAGCTCCATGCTTTCTCTTTGAAAGTTCAGAAACGCGATAATCATCAAAACTAATATCCTGACAAAACTGAGAAACAAGATAACCTAAGGTTCCACCAAAATCCATGGGCATTAACAATCCCCAGTTGTATGATCTTTGAAGATGCCATGTTTTCGTTATTAGTGTAGAACCTAAACTTGCTAAATCAAATCCAAATGTTGACATTTTTTACCCTTCTTCCCAATAATCATAACTCCAGTTGACATTGTAAAAGATAGCAGCTTCATCATCATAAGACACTGGAACATCATCCACAGCCTGTGGATAACAACCGACTAATTTAATTTTTTTTGCTACTGTTTCATCCGAAGCTAACAATCTTAAATATAAATCTGCTTTGATTAGAGAATCCAAACTCCCTATTCCAGTCCTTGCATTCTGAATTGTTTGCTTCCATCCATAAATTGAATCAAAAATTTCTTGGTCTGTTCCTTCTATAAAAACAACTGGCCAAGAATGTGTAAAAACCAGTTTCCCTGGAAACTTAACGCCTCCTGTTCCTTTGTACGGAACCAAAATCTCACCAAAACTTCTTCCAGGTATCGCAGCACTCTGTGCTCGAACCTCCATATGATCTCTATTCCCGCCTCCTATAACTTTCGGGATAACTATATCCCACCAATACGTCCGTGCAGGATTACTTATATCATGTTTCAAATTGTCCGCAGACATGCTCATTTTATTTCTCCTTTATGATTTTATCCTAATAAAAATCCCTTTGAAACTAATTCTTCAAAACTAGCACCACTTGTAGTAGCAGTCACACGTAATCGTATAAATTCTGCTGCTCTTGAAGGTTTAACAAAAACATCTACATGTAATTCTTTTGAATCAATTACTGATGAAGTATTGTTTGTAGTATCACAAACAACATGAAATCCTTGATCACCTGCTTCTGTTTGAAAAGCACCTTGGGCAGATAAATTACCTAAATATTCATTTAACAATGCTTCTATTCTAAATCTTGTTAAATCATTATTTGGCTCCATAACAAATGATCTAAGTGCTACTGCCATAGCCTTTTCCATAACTATAAGCAATCTCCTGACATTAACTGAACTAAGAGCAGAAGTTTTCTTTTGTAATGTACTCTGTCCCCAAATTACATGCCCTTCTCCCCGAAAGGTTTGTAGCGGATTTATCTGGGCAGCATACAAAACGTCCCTTTCCCCCTGAGTTAAAGTAGTACCATCTGTCTTGGTACACTCAAGAACACTATCCAAAACTCCTCTATTAAAACCCGCAGGGGCAAACCACACATTACTTACATAATCATTATAAGCATATTGAGCTGCAACATATCCTGAAGGAGGTACCTGAAGTAAAAGATCATTGTATGCATCATGAATCTTTGGCCAAATAGTATACAAGGCACAATAGTTTGAATTGAAATTCTGTGTAGTATTTCTAAACGTCAACATGCTAGTAGAGGAATTTGTGCTGGCATACGGTATATCCAAAATTGCAATACAATCTAACCTGTCTTCTGCAACATCTCTTATTGCAGTCTGAACAACTACATCTGTTTCCCCACCATTAATAAGAATTCTAATATCTACATCATCTGGATTTTCAAATTCTTCCCAGCCTGTAACTAAATCGGAAGAAGAAATATCACTACCATCACTTCCACCAGAAAAAGTTAACCTAGTTGCCTGTGCAGAAGGGACTGCGGTATTGGCAATATCAGTATTGTCCTTAACTATAATATATTTACTTATTCCGTTTATCTTATCTTCTAGATAAAGTTGTTTTCCAAATCCATCCACTTTAGTTTTTCTGGAAACTTTAAATAATTCAACCTGAGACCAATTGCCATCAGCATCCTGATGATACACTACTATTTCAAATGTGTATTGATTTGTAGCTACTTCATCTGTGCCATCCTTAACATTCTGTATTTTGATCCCAATTTTATTATTCCAAACTCCAGGATTAGCCCCAAGAATTTGAAATAGTGTATCTTCTTCATATCCAGAAGCCGCAGTAAAACTATCACTAGATTGCCCAGCACTTAAAGCTGCATTACTATACTCAGAAGTACTCTTCATTATATTAGCACCGCCCCAAAGAGCCCCATTATGAACTCTGAGACAATATAATGTGTTCCCTTTTGCTAAGTATGCTAATGCAGAATAATGAAGGTAATGTCCCGAACTAGGATCTGGTTCTCCATACTCCTCCAAAAACTGCTGGTCACTTGTCATTAACCTAATATTATTTACATCTCCTTTAGCCGAATAACCTACAATGGCCGCTGGAGCAGTTGCAATTCGAGGTACTATATCACTCAAATCTCGTTCTTGAACATAAACTCCTGGGCTTAGATAAATTGCCATAACTCTTTCTCCTTACTCTAATAAAATATATTAACGTAATTCTTTACGTAATTTAATATCTACTATAAATTGTTCCACATAATGTTTCCCGTTTGGTGCCACATAATCTCTCCTGAGGGTGCATTTTGTGATATTATTTCTCTTTACTTGCCAAATCCCAAACATCTTATTTAAATTTTCATCCGTTATTTTGTTAATAAATTGTTGTTTTGTTACTTTTCTCTTCCCCCAATGATTCTCTGGATCTTTATGGTAATAAGTTACCTTTCCCCAAACTTCTATCCTTGCTACCCACCCTTCCACTGTCTGGTCAAAGTCCATTGGACGAATGTCCGGAGTAGCTAACTCCCCACGTATTTTTTCTACCTCTTTAGCAGATAGAGCTTCAGAAAGTTTGGTTTCATTTGCTCCAATTATTTCTTGTAGTATTTGATCAAACATTTTACTCACCTGCTCCACGGAATGTCCACTTCCCAGAAGACAATGTATACCATGCACTCATAAAATCAATACTATTGCTTCCACCTCGCTTAAGCGAAAATGAAAAATGGACTGGCCACCAAACCGAATTGCCTTCCTCTTTAGGTACTTTTCCGCCACCAAAACTTACAATATGTAAGGTTTCCAATCCTGCCGACAGAACACCTGCTTCATCTACTAACTCTTGACTTTCAAAAACTAAATAAGGTGTCCCAGTTCGTCCTTGTTTAATTTCTTTGGTTAATGTAACAACCACTCCTATTCGTTTTGTAATTTCTTCCTCTAGTGGTTTTAAATCTATTTCTGGAAAAACTACTTCTTCAGC